TATGCGGACTTGTATATGCCCGTTATAGTAGTCGTTAGTTTCTAACACACGTCTACTAAACTGTTCTCTGGCCTCTATGTAACTGCATTCGGCTTTTGAACGGCAATAATACAAAATCTCTCTGGTAAAGTTTTCGATGCCTAATTTTTCAATATCTTGATTGAGTTCTATACTGCTGCCGGTGTACTGTTGCCAGTCGCTGTCTATTTTACTACGGATGCGTTTTCTTTTTTTGATGCCGTTTTTTTGTTTAACTGTTTTATATGTTGTTTTACTAAATTTTGCTAATTTTTTACCAATATATTTTCTGCCAGTCAAGTTATTTTTAATCAAATAAACAAAACCAACACAGTCGTCGGGTAGTGATTCTACAGTAGTATTTTCGAAAAGCCAGGGCATGACATGTAATTAGCAAGCCTTGCTTCGCTGATAAAATTTTTACTCTACCTCAACATCTGTGTTGTAACTGGTATATCCGTTTTCTTTTACTACTTTTAATATATTCTCTACACGACTAACTAACTCGTCTCGATGCGAAACCAGCCATATGCTCTTTTGTCTTTCACGACTCATTTGTTTTAAAAGAGCAAGGGCGTTCTCAACACCCTGGGTATCAAGACCGTTATCTATCATTTCATCCACAAAGAGTAAATTAATCGGTTGATACAGCGATTCAAACACATCTCGAAAGGCCCATGCCATACTTAGTATTAATCGATTCCTTTCACCTCTGGACAGATTATCAAAATCAAGTTCTCTGCCCAGCTCTTCAATGCTAACAGTGAGATCGTTTTGAAACACCACGGTATGCGGTAATCCCATACGATCTAGATAGTGTGTTAGTCTTGTATTGAGATAACTTAAATTTTGTTCTATAATCTTTTTTCGTATAAAACTGTCTTTGCTAGTTAATAACTTTAGCAAAAAGTCCTGATGATCTTGTAGTCTTGTAAGTTCGTTGACTGTGTCATATGACACTTCTTCGGCGGCTGTAGCAGTCATCTCTTCTATCTGTTCCGCATAAGGATCAATTTCTACACGTTTCGCATCTAGTTCTTTTTGTAGATTGGCGAGATTGGCTCGATGTTGTATGGCATCTTCTTCTTTGTCATAAAACATCACTGGACGTTTGCCTATCTTACCTAAACTATCAACACTTGATTGTAATTCATTGACAAGATCAAGATATTGTTGGCATGCTGTGATAGCTGTTGATAATTCTTTCTTTTTTTCCGCTAGCACTGCCTCGTGTTTGTGATCATGGAACTCTTGACCGCAGGTATGGCAAGTGTGTTGTTCAAGTGTAGCGATTTCGTTAGTAAGCTTCTTAGTTGTTTTTTCTTCTCGAGCATGATCCATTTTTGCTCGGCTAATTGCCGTCGCATGGTCGTTTAGATTTTTCCTCAGTGCTTCCCATGTTGCAAATGCTTTGTGTGATGAAATTTCAGCTTCGATGTCAATTTCTTGAAACGTTGCCAGCGCCGATTCAAGCGATAACAAGTCTTCTGCATTTTTTGCTTGCCATAATGTTTGTCTACGCTTAACTGCTTCTATTTGTTCTTGTATGCGTTTGTTAGCATCTTGAACAGCACGTATTCTAAATTCTTCCCGAGTAATATCTTCTTTGGTTGTGCGTGATAATTCTTTAATGCGTTCAGCACGTTCACTTAACATGGTAATGCCCAACAACTGCTCGATAATAGTGCGTTGATCGTTGGCTTTTAATGATAAAAACGGCTCAGTATAAGTATTCAATGCCATGATATGTTTAAACATGTCATGACTCATACCCAAAATATCTTCTATGGCGTCTTGTGTTTCACGGCTATCACCTTGGGCATTGTCTTCTGCCTCAGTGACTTTGTTATTGACATAGAATTTTAAAATGTTAGGCTTACGTCCGCGTTCAATTTTATATTCTTGTTCACCAACAACAAAGTCTAAACTTACCATCATACCTTTGGTGTTGGTTTTATTAACAAGATTGTCTCGGCGAATATTACTCAATGCTTGCCCATATAAAGCATAGCTTAGGGCGTTTATGATTGTAGTTTTCCCTGTGCCATTCCTGGATCCGTCCCCACCCAAATCTAAATTTTCTCCCAGTACCAAAGTTAAATCATTGCGATCAAAATTAATACCTTGTGTGGCATTACCCACACTCATGAAATTTTTAACTGAAAGATTTTTTATTTTAATCATAGATTTTGATATATTTTTAATAGTAATTTAGGATCGTAGAATTCTGACTCTATATTAGTAATCTGATCTGTAACAATTTGATCTACTGATTCAAACTTTACTTCCCCGGGTGCTAGATCTACATCAACATCTGTGCGCTTACTGGGTATAAGCGCCATTTCTCGTAAGCCATGAGTTTGTATAAATGTTTCTTTAATAAAGGTAGCTTCTTCGTAGGATATATCGATATCTAATTCCACGCGAACATGCATGTTTTTCTTTAGTATACTGCCGCCTTGATCAATAGCTTCGCTTAATTTCATAACACGATACAACGGTTGGTTTGGCCAAGCATGGAATTTGGGAGTTTCTCCCCAGTTTAATACCATCATGCCACGATCTTCATCGCCGGCGTCGGCAAAATTATGCGGGAAACAATTTCCTATATAGGTTACGTTATTTCTCTGTTGGCGCAAATGAAAGTGGCCGCTAAACACGCTACCTACTCCGCCAAAATGATCTAATTTTATATCACCGTGGTCAGGCATTGAAACCATAGCATTCATTTTAAAATGTGGAAGTTCGAAGTGTCCAAACATATAATCAGCTGACATTTTGTGTAGTTTTTTGTAATCATCCCCCACTAACCACGGAGCTATTATGACATTGTCTTGTTTGAACCAATCATTTACTACAACAATATTTGGAATATGTCGAGCCCACTCGGCTCCGTGTATATCGCGTTTGTCTCTATAATACAAATCGTGATTTCCTGGAATAAAGTAGAATGTGTCAAAAGCACGACTTAGTTTTTCTAATGCCTGAACACTAAACTGCAGTGTTTGTAAATTAATGCTGGCTCGATGATTGTGCCAGTCTCCGAGAAACATTCCAGTTTCACATCCTTCTTCTTTTGCCTTAGATATAAACCAATCTATAAATGCTTCACAATCTCGATTGTGAATTAAACTGTTAGATTTCAAACCCCAGTGTACGTCTGTGCAAACAGCGGCTTTCTTAAAAAGATTTGTCATATAGATTTAGTATACAGGAATGCGTCGAGAGAAACAACTATTCTGGCAGTTCTTCTTCAAATGTGGTAATAGTAACTTTGGCATCTAAGTTTTGATCTTTTTTGCCAGCATTTTGTCTAGTCCAACTTGGATTCAGCCCATTCATTTCTAACATATCGTCACGAATGTTTTGATTCTTTTTTTCACTGTTGAGTACATGAGTAAATGAATTGGTAATAGCCGCGGTATAATAAGCAAAAGGATTTTGACTCTTACTTTCGTCAAATCTCAATCCAATTTGACTCAACTGAACTAGGGCCGCCCCTCTCATTTCTTCATTATAGGTATTACCAGTTAGGTATACAGTGCCATTACGTCTAGCTACAAAGCAGCCATATTCAGTTTCTGGACACCATACTTGTCCTTGATACGCAGTAGTGGGTTCGTTGGGATGAGTAATTTTGCCTTGGCCAACGTGGGCTCGGCCATTGCGTTTGCCACCGTGAAAGTTAACACAATGTACTTTGGTAGTGTTTTTACTTTTAGAAAATAAATTTACGGCATAGCATTGACTTGGTTTACCAAAAGACAATGATTCTCGCAGATGTGTATTGGTTCTCACCCCCGCTAGTACGCACAATGCTTGGAATAAGTCAACATGATGTTTGTCTTTTTGAACATAGCTTCTACCACCGTTGGCTCTACGCCAGCCATCACCGTCAATCATAGTTTCAATCAACAGTTCGCGCTGTCGAACGGTCAGTGCTAGTATAAATTCCATATTGAGATTTTTTTCCGGAAAAGTTTTTATAATCTCTCTGCAGTCATTTCTGCTGATAGAAAAGCAGAGATTCTTACTTCTTTGTCCTTCACTAAATTTATAATTTAACGCAGTCAAGCAGTTTCTAATACGATCAGCTTTGGCTCCAGCATTTTGATAAATCGTGATACGTTTAATATTCCCCAAATGTTTTTCATCATGTCGTTCAATTTCATAACAGCCTTCGGTCATGATCCATCCTGCTAGTTCTACAAAGCTGTCGGGGTATACTGCCTCGTTGGTATCCCGAGGAGCAGGCGCTAACAATATCATACGATCTGTTTCTTTCAGTAGCTCTACAGGAACAAGTCCAGTGTCAGTGACTATTTTGTGATGTGGTGTGACCAAGGAGTCTAGACCACGCATGGTCAAACGATGCATTAGACCATTGTAATTATCCCGGAAAATACTGCGGATCTTACTCCAAGCCAATTCACTGCCGTTATAACTTAAAATACGATCTTGTTTAGATATATCGTTGATGCCCACCCAGCCTCGATTGGTCAGTGCTTCTGTGACTTCATCAACGCAGTACCCGCGCCAGTTGCTGCGGGTAGCATAACGATCGCACAACTTCATAAACATGGTGGCTAATATGCGTGTCATGTTACCGTGATCTTTACTGAATTCACCATTTTCTAAATCACCTTGCCAATGGCTCTTGCCCACAATATAGGGTTGTTTTTTACTGTCTATCCTATAGTGATAAAATGGAGGAAATGGCAATCTCACGTATTTGTCGCTCATTACGGGATCATCTGGTAAAACAGGAATAAGTTCTTCTTCTGCATCATCAAAATCAAATAGATCTTCGATTTTTTTCTTTTTAGTAGCGGATTTGGGTATTTTTTTTGGAGCCATAGGTATATGATCCCAGCAGGTAATTCTAAATACTAAATCAGTATTGGGTATTTTTTTAGGATCTGTGACTACACCAGTTTCTTTTTTAATACGATCAGCACGATTACGTCTAGCCTCTGCTACTGTGCGCTGATTGATTTTCATTACTGTGGGCAAAATAATGTCGTATTGATGATCGTTTACAGGATCTAAAAATGAACAGTAAGTGTTTTTGCTAAGATGTATTTGTGTTAAAATATCTCGATTATTAAGATATATGGTTTTGGTACCTTGTTTGCCTATTGCGGTTGTAGCCACTAGTTAATCTCCTGGTTGTGTATTTATTGTAGCACAAAAACAACAGAAATCAACCTTTTTATATAAAATGGACACATTATTTAAGGCATAAATATGGTATAGGATAATAAACAATGGCAACCAATCAACCAGTAAACAATCCTCCTGATCCCCAAGTGCCGTCAGACGCACAAACCACGACTATTTCTATTAACACTCAGCCGGATCCCTTGTCGCCAGCTTTAGATGGTTATAATTCCCCGCCAACAGATGCGGTACCGGCAAATGAGTTTATCGGCTCACCGAAACCAATTATATCAAATGCTGTATTTGAGGCGCAGTCATCTAGCCTTACCCCAATTGGCTCGGCAGCACCGCTAATATCAGACGCTGTGACCTCGGCTCAAGCAGCCAGCGGCTCTGGAATCAGCAGTTTTGTAGGTGAACCCAAACCAGTTATTTCAGATGCGGTAGCAAACGCACAAGAATCCAGCAATACTGACTCTAGTATTTTTAATGGTAATCCCACTAACTCTGACCAGCCGCAGTCAACAG